AATCCGATCATCATATCCAGAATCGACCGTGTTTGCTGGGCATGAACTCGATGGAGATCTAACTTTCGAGGGTTCGCAATCGCATGCTGTACTGCCTTTTCTGTGATCTCATGAAAGACGGCGCGAAGTACCGTATTCGGATTCAGTTTTAGCAAGATACAGACCGCATAGGAAATCCCCTCGCCTTCGCGGTCATCATCCGATGCCAAGTAAATCTCTGTTGCTTTTTTTGCTTCCTCTTTCAGTTGCTGGATCGCCTTGGACTTTGTTTTAATCCATTCATATTTGGCCTCGAAATCACGGTCAAGTCCTACCGCGCTCAGCTCGGGCTGAAGGGCGCGAATGTGCCCCATGGTGGCAATGACGCGCCATCCTGCTCCCAGAAATCCCTGGATTTTTTGACACTTGGCAGGAGATTCGACAATTGCTAATTTTGTCATGTGATTCATGGATTGGAATCATAATCTATCAAATTTTTCTGATTCTAAAATCTGTAGAATAGATAGAACCATGAGAGATTCTACTGAGATCTTACTTGAAACATCATTGATGTCTGCGCTTAATATTGCGGCGGTCTATATCGCTGCATTTACCTATCGCTTGAACTGGTCCGGTATCCTAATGGTGATGGTGGTGGCTTCTTTGATTACGGCATCCCTTACGCATATCATTCTCAGTAAATTCAAGAATATCAATCCGCGTAATGCTGACATGAAGTTGAGTGAGGCCGTGGGTGCGCTTCTGATTGCCCTTGTGTCGGGTCTGGCTGTGTTTATTATCTTGATCGATCGCTTTGATCTTCCTTCCGCGCTTGGCATTTCTCTGTTGTCTGGTGTTCTTAGTTCGCTGGTCCGTCACATCATTGCCTAATTTGCTCTTATATAAATAGAGATGCACTCTGTATGTTATTTATTGATCGCAATTGCATTGTTGATATGGTTTATTCACAATCAATCGTATGAATCCTTTCGTGGTGGCGGTGGCGGTGGTGGAGGCCGTGGTGGAGGCGGTGGCCGTGGTGGAGGAGGTTATGGCGGTGGTGGTCGTGGAGGAGGTGGGTATGGAGGACGAGGAGGTGGTTACGGTCATGGAGGACGCGGATACGGTCGCGGATACGGTCGCGGATACGGTCGCGGATATTATGGAGGAGGCTATGGTGGTGGATGGGGTGATTGGGGAAGCTGGTGGCCCTTCTATGGCTGGTTTGATTGCGGAGGCCAACCCTGTCCTTATTATTTTTTCTAAGAGTCTAAACGATCATCCTTTCTCTCAATAGGATGGCCACCATTAATCAATCAAGCGGACAAGGTGCGCTCTTTGAGCTTGTGGCACGTGGTGTAAAAGACACCTATTTCGTAAAAGATGCTCCTACCAGCACTTTTCCTTATGATGCACGCTATCAATCATCTGTGCATCATATTGCGGAGCGACGAACCGAAGTCCCTATTACGACGACCAACTTCGGTTCATCCTTTGAAGTCGAAATTGATCCCTATGGTGATGTGATGTCCGAATGCGCCCTGGAAATCGATCTCCCTACCTGGCTCCCCTCTCTACCTCGCGTACCAGACGGACAACTCTGTCAGCCCAGTATTATTAACGGGCTCTATCCTATTACAGATTCTATGAACGCGCCGAATGGTGTATCCTACGGATATGTAAATGCTGTGGGATACTTTCTCTTTGAACGCATTCAGTTCTTTCAGGACCAATTCTTGATTCAGGAATGGAGCGGAGATGGTCTCTATGCCAAACAAGTGTGCGAAGGATCCTGGAACAGTAGTTTGCTGCAGCAAGTGAATGGCGGCTTATTGGAAACCAGGGATCCTTATACAGATGCGGTTACGCCTCGCGGCATTCAGCTTCGTGCCACCCCAGGACATCTTCGTATTGTCTTGCCTCTTCCTGGCATGCAGTGTCCTGGAGATGGCGGGTTTCCGCTTGTTAGCATGGCCTGGCAGAAATTCCGCATCAAGGGTATCCTTCGCCCCTTGGAAGATCTTGTGGTATGCAACGACCCGACGATAAGAAAGCCCGCCCCATGGAATGTTCCTCAATTTCAATATCAGTTTCCTGATGGGACATTTCATACCTTTTCCCCTAAACCATTGAATCAAATCGGACAGCCCACCATTCTCCTTTCCACCATTCAACACTATGTCCCCCCTAAAGTCCAAGAGGAACTCCGCTCCAAGCCCATTCAAATCCCCTTTCGTCGTCAATTTGAAAACAACTTTACCTTTGGAGAACTCGACTATATTCCTCTGGATAAGGGTGGAACCGCGGCATGTACGCGCCGCCTTGATGGGCGTCACCCCACTGAGAAGATCTTCTGGTTTTTTCGAAATTACAATTCACTCGATAATAATCGCCTGGATGACTTTTCTAATGATTATTTCGAACTTCATCCACCATCCGCTACTCAACCCTATACGATGCCCTATGGCGAGTACTATTATCGGATGAAGCTGGTGATTGCGGGGAAAGATCGCGAATTGCTCCATGAACCCTTTTTATGGGGTCCCATATGCCAGTTGGCAAAAGATGAGAAAGCGAGCGGCAAACAAATTGGAGAAATGAAATGGTCTACTGGCGCACAATATGGTACCATTTATCCCGCCCCGCGTCAGCCTGAAGGAACCGTGAATTTTACAACTGCGGATCGCCCCACACTGTACCTGGAATTAGCGAATATTACACCGAATCCAACACTTGCACAGCGCAAATCTGAATTTCGCGTGTTTACTGAAGGGTGGAATGTGTATGAAGTGAAAGAAGGTCGTGGGCGCCTTTTATTTGCAAACTAATAACTTAGTAGCGGAATGTGTACGGTGCTTCGACATACCATCAAGAGCATTCCTAAGGTGGAGGATTCTATTTGCGTCGGCATTCTTACCCTCCCTCATTCACGCAAGCAATCGCGCAAGCATTCGCATACATATTCGCGTAAAATGAAGCATGGGCATATTATGAAATCGTATGTCGATTGGTTTGAATCACAGGGGGTTAAAGTCGTTCCTGTTCCATACGATACCATACATCACGAGGCCTATTTTCACATGATCAATGGTCTATTTATTCCAGGAACGGACAAAGGATTTGATGTCATGAATAAAACCCTTGTCAAGACCGTGACGCGGTTTTTTGAATTATCCCTGCAACCTGGCGAATACTTCCCCATTTGGGGAACCTGTTTCGGATTTCAACTCTTGACGATGCTGGTGAGTGGCAATACGACCCTGCAGCGATATGAGGCAGATGGGCGTTTCCCGATTCACATTACGAAGGATGGAAAACGATCGCGTATGATGCATGGCTTTTCCAAACCATATCGCTCTTATTTGGAGAACTCTCCATCTACCCTACAATATCACGATTATGGCATTTCTCCTACTGATTTCCTGGCAAATGCTCATTTACGCCGATTCTATCGCATTTTGGCAACGGCGTTGGATGATCAGGGGCGCGAATATGTGGCGGCCATCGAAGGGAAATATTATCCCATTTATGGAGTGCAAGGCCATCCTGAACGGCAGAAACGGAGCGCACCCTTTTTATCCTTTTTCATTTCTGAACTACAAAAGAATACCCATCATACATGTGCCCCTTTTATGCGGTCCATTTACACGGCTCATAAATGTGCCGATGACAAGGAGCGAAATGCTCTGTGCTATTTCTTTTAGAATTCCTATGATTTGTTTATTGGAAACAAACCATATAAATTAAAGTTGTTTTACTGTTTAAATCCACCCTTAATCCACTCCGCAACCTTCATGGTATCAGAAGATTGGAAAATGGGTTGTGGAACACCATTTACAATGGCGAGAAATGCGGGAATTGACTTTACACCACAATAACCTGGTGTATAATCATTTTCATCAAGGTCACATTCGTACCACTTGATATCAGAATGAAGACCAAGAAGAAGAGTAGTATCAATGCGCTTACATGGGCCACACCATGTAGCAGTAAACTTAATGATAACAATAGGATCATGCGGCATATTCTTTTGAATCAGGCTTTCGAAAAACTCCTGGCTCGGGAGGGCGGTCATCGTGTGGTGCGACATGTTTCTTGGATCGATAATAGGTTGCAACAAAGCCAGACAGGGCAATGAGGGCAATGGTTCCTAATAGTGTATAGGGTAGGATATTTAAGCTACTAGTTTCCCCGCCGCCACCCTGGGATTTATCTTCTGCTTTGGCTTCAGCAATACCTTTTTTCATATCCTCAAAGGTTGGAACAGGATTCGGTACCGAACTCTCTGATAGAACCTTTCCAACACTGCCAATGGCATTTACAATACCAACACCCAAATCAAGTGTTTTAGAGGCGGCCTCCATCGCACTATTGAATCCCTCTGCGGCAGTATTAATTGGTTTCAGAAGCGTACCCAGCACAGAGGCAGGATCAATCAATGAGCCAAAAATGCTCCAACCACCACCTGCTGATCCAAAATAAGACGCATATTGATTGACAACCGACGGCGTATCGGTAAAGAACCGAAATAACTTATAAATCCACCAGCCAAATGCGATCGGCGAGCCAATGATACTAATGAGAAAGAGTAGCCGCATGATTCCACTCTCACGATCCCCTACCAAAAAGGAATCAAGGCCAAATAGACCTCCCATAAATAAGCACAGTGCATAAACGAAAAAATTAGAATGTTTTGAGCCTGGCTCATCTTTTGCCAAGACACCCATCGCCACACGCTTATCAGGAAATCCTGGTAAGCCTACGCCATATACTTTAATGACATCCTTACTGGAAAATGCCTGGATAATATCATAGGCATACCAAATGCCAAAAAATAAGGAATTGACAATTAATTTCCCGAGAAATGTCCATGGCGAGCGCAAATATAAATGATCGAGTCCAAACCATCCTCCCAATACCGCTAATACAATAAACCAGTCATATGATAAAAATGCACCTTCCGTACTAGATCCACTGGATGCATTTGGATTCATATATCCTTTGAGCCATGCCTGTAAATCGGATTCATTAGGGGGTTGGCGACCTTTTTCTTTGTCGGCTACTTCCTTTTTTGCCTTTTCCTCTTTTTCCTTTGCTTCCTTTGCTTCCTGTTTTTCCCTTTCCACTTTTTCCTTTGCTCTATTCGCTTCTACAGAGTTAATAAGTGGTAGTGGAGGAGCAGACGCTGGTGTTGTTTGTGCCTTTAGAGGAGTCGTACCTTGTTGTGCCGCTGGTGTCGTACCGTCCTGGCTCATTACTGTCTATTGTGACTTTTTTGCATCATCTTTTACACCAATCTTTTTTACCTTTAAATCGTGAAGAGGAGACCACCGAACCCATTAATGACACGAAACACATTGTAATTGTGCGCATATACCACAATGTGGCACGCGCCACGCTGCTTACACGGCGGCAGAATGACCGTCGGATCAGGCGGAACGGTGAGAGCCTGATTGCTTAGAATCGGGTTCATTTGAATTTGCCAGACAATGCTATCAATTCGGCTTGCATTCATCGTTCCCGTAGGCTGCGAATCCTCAGGTCGAAGGGCAAACGAATAGTTATAGATAAACGAATCGACCGGAGTGGTCGTGTGGTGCTCATAGGGCTGTTGCAGTCGAAAATATTGTGGTGATCGATAGGCAAATCGGTCATATCCATCCAACTGTAGCTTAGCAGTGGAAATCAGATCCAGGCGAGCAGCGGGTGAATTACTGTTAATATAATTATTCAGAAATGGAATCGAAAACAATTCGGTATAGGGCAAACTACTATAATTAAACCACTCATTGCGATCCATCATGATATCGCGTTGTACCACAAACATGAATTCTTTGATCGGATGATTAAATTCGATTGAAATGGTGGCTGTCGTCTGCTGCGCGGTAACGGAATAAGGCGGCGTATATTGCACTTGTTCGATAATGTATTCATGTGAATTGCTGACGAATCGGCGCCGCTCCTCCACATCCAAAAACACATAATCTCCCCACAACATCATATTCACAATCTGCGAGGTACAGTCCACCTGTGTCGAACAGGCAGGTGGTGCAATGGGTACCGATGGTATCGTATTGTCCGTTGGGCAATTATTGGCAGGAGATGGAACCCAAAAGAGCTGCTGTAAAGGGCGAAGCGTAATATTAATTCGAATGGGACTATACTGTAAGGCAAGAAGTGGTAAATAGAGGCCTGGATTACTGCAAAAGTAGAACTGGAGTGGGATCAAGAGTCGCAGACCTTCTGTATTGGTAGCAGGCCAAATTCGCACACCCGCCGGATTATAGGGATCTTCCACACGACCAATCATTTCATTGAGTGCCTCCCGCTGCCCTGCGGGTGTGGTAAGCTGCGTCCAAATCTCCATCCATTCACCCGTTTGGCGATCAATCTCTTGCTCTCCCACTTCAAAGGTAATCTCCTGAATGAGTGCATGTCCAATTGCATTGGTATAGGAGAGAACGGTTCCTGATGCATCATTTGCGCGAAGCTGGGGAAGCGTTACATCCAAATAGACCCGTCCCAATAAGTCACCACGACGCGGAATCAGACAGGTGATGCGCTGACCAAAATTAGGGGTACCATCGAAATACATTGCCTGGGATTCTGTGGCAAAATTGGTATGACGGCGATACACCATTTTAAAAAAACTGATTTGAGGGTTTCCCGTTAGAAACAAATCCTGTTTTCCTGTGGCGACAAGTTGTAATAATCCACCACCTGCTGGCATCCTGTTAGTTGTTCCGGATATTTAAGATGGGAGCAATTTGCGCGCCCATTGATTCTCATATTTTCATTCTGGTATTGTTCCCATTAATGGTGGTTCTGTTATGCAAGCACGATAGGAATCTTCCACCAAGACCCATTAATCTGAATGAGAAAGGAAGAAGTTGCTGGGTCTGTAAAGGTAGAGAGCGTGGCGGCTGGTAGTGACAGGTTTGAAACGGATAGCTGATCCACTTGGATCTGAGATGCTTGGATTGAAGTAACAGTTAGAGTCGATGCGACCTGTAAGTCTTGGGATAGACTAACAAGTGGTGTAGTAATTGTAAATTCCGTATCAGCCGATAGAGCAACAGTATTCAGACTGCTGAAGAATACTTCATTTCCTTCCATGACAATGGTACTCGCTGTTACAGTGATTGTCTGGGTATCATCTGTAAGAAGTGGCTGAATGGCGGAAAGATACACCGTATTAGAGGCCATATCTTCACTCAGTAGTGGTGTAGCAAAAACACTCATTGCGCTCGCAGGCGGTGCCGAAGAGAATATTGTATTTACTGCTGGTACATTTACCAAAAAATTATTAATGCTTGCAGTCACATTGCCTACATTTTGATTATTTAGAGGATTACGCCGATATTTGCGTTGATATTCATACGATTCCGAATGAAATTGATCCATAGTGTATTCTCCTTTTCTTTCTTTATGTTATTAATATAAAGAAAAAATAACTCAACCAGTAGAATGAGTTCCTATCGTGACACCTCTCGGTTTTATATGCCCTATGAGTCGGATGACACGGGCGATGATACGGGGGATGACACTGGGGATGACACAGGAGATGATACAGGCAATGACACGGGCGATGACACCGAAGAGGAGCTAGATGAATACAATAATCAATTAGACAATCAGGCGCCATTAGCTCAACTCAATCGAGAAGTTCAACGACAAGACACGCAGATAAAAAAAGGCTTTGATCCGCGTATTCTTCGTGAATATGATCCGCGTTATGCCATTCATGCTACGGCTGGGCCCAATTTACCAACACGAATAGATCGGCTCAAATATAGAAAACATGAATCATGGTCAGAATGGGACTCTTCTACGAATATCAGCTCCTTGAATGGATACACCTATATGGCGCCGCCCAAAACAACTAAAACCAGTTTGATCACCATTAAATCAACGAATCGTGATCTTCAAGTCTATCCCAGTTCCTACAACTTTCAAGTCAAACTTCCGCGTGTCTATAAAAAAGTGGTTAAATTTCAATTTGTTCAAATAAGTTTTCCAAAAGCAAATAATACAACAGGTATCGAGGGTTTTGTTACAGGTATATTATCAAGTATTTTTGTACAAGATGGTGTTGATCCAGAATGTATTAGTACCTGTTTGCAAGTCATTAATTGTACGACTTGCTCGAATGGAGTAGGTCTAATAGAGCAGGGGCGAACAACATTGGACGGTACTCCACTTCTTCTAACACTTTCTGCACCAGATGGCACCTATACCAATTCACAGCTTGCAGAGGAGTTAACCTTTCAGGCAAACAGTACACCACCTCTGAATTTGATTTCTTATCCTACCTTTCGCGATGTATTTATGAATACACGTGATATATCTGTACTCTTTAATGAACCAGGAGACACCTTTTACTCTAAAGTAAATTCACAGCGATATGGAATGCATACCAAAGAGCATATTATGAATACCTATTATACACAACAACATATTGATCGATTTTCTGAAATTTCTGATCAGGTTGCC